CGTTGACGCATTTTTATCAACACCGGAATTAGTTGTTGTTCAAGATCCCAAACTGTTTCTAGACTTTGTGTTCTTATCTCTTGTTTAAATCTTTGCCATAACTTTAATGTAAGCACTGCATCTTGCTCTGCATAGTAACCAACATGTTCTGCAGGTAACTTCCACATCTCTGCTTTAGGATCTATACCATGGGCTGCGGCTGCTTCTCTTAATTCTGTTTCTGCTTTTATCTCACCTAGATAATCTACTGACAAACTATTTAAATTATATTGAAATCTATTTTCATCTATTAAGGCTGCGGCTATCATTGTATCTATAATTGGTCCGTTGACCGTGATCCCTGATGCTTCTAACCAACCTACATCATACTGAGCATTATGAAACACTTTAGCACAAGGAAGGGCACATACATCTTTCATATATTTTTTTACTTGTTCAGGTATCATGTTACCACCACCTAAATGTGCAAACGGAAAGTATCCTTGCCAACCATCAACGGCTACTGCAAAACCTACAATCTCTCCTTTACCTAAAGCCCAACCAGCTCCAAGCTTTTCATTAATACCATCATCCCTAGTTTCTAAGTCAATTGCTATCTCAGTTGCACCAGATAAATCTTTATATTCACTCGGAGTATTCCACATAGATTTTTTAAATGTTAGTGTTAATTGTAAACCGTTACTCATTATATGACTTTATCATTGTTCTTATTAAAGTTGTTGTTGGGTTTAGATCCAAGTCTTTTATGCAACCTGTTAACAAACTGAGCAACAGCACATATACCACAATAATAAATTTTGTTCTCAATAATAACTGCATCTTTAGATTTACACTTTGAACATTTAATTTTATTTTCCATCTTTTAAAAGTTGTTTTTCATACTCACAGTAATGGATTATCTTATTAATATCCTCTTCAGTTTTTCCTTTCAATAAATATCTACATACATATTTAATTACATTGGCTTGAAAAGGGTTAAGATTATTTTTTCTTATAAAAAACCAAGGTTGAATGTGAAAGTCTTTATAGTGATTCCCACCAATTTGCTTTTCATCTGCCTCTCTTGCTTCATCTAATAGTCCTTTATTTGTCATTTAAAACCTCCTCATTTCATTTATTGGAAAATTTTCAGAATAAATCTTTCTAAAGAAAAAAGTTTGTATTAATCTTGGATTATTTTCATTTCCAAGACCATCTGATTTATGAAATATAGAAGAATCAAATACAACCAGTCTATTCTCTATTAAAGGAACTTTTAAAATTTCTTGAAACTGACTATTGTGTTTCAATAAATAATTATTGTATTCCTTTATATTAGGGTTATTTTCTTTATATAATTCATGTTTGTATTTCATTAATGAATTATCAGGAAATCCTAAATTTTTATTAACATAAAAACTTGTTCCCTCTTCATATTCGCCATTTAAATAAAAAATAGCACTTAATTTATTATCATCATCTGAATGAATCCATCCTTCTTTACAATAATCTTTTCCATAAGGATAAATTTTTTCAAATTTAGTCCTACATTCAAAACTTATATTTTCTATAGTTCCTCTATCATAAAATAAAGACAATAATTTTGTAGTGCATTTTTTAAATAATAATGGATTAAGTTCATGCAAAGGTTTTGTTTGAGTCCCTGGCATAGTAAACTTTATTTTTTTTGAATATTCTAACTCTAAAGCAAATTTTTTAATTTCATTAAAATTTTCGTAAAAATTATCTATTATTGTAATTGGAAAATACATGCTAACTATAATTTCTTTCTAGTATCATTATTTGTCATTTTTCTCCTGTACATATATTAAATAATCTGACCCAATTGGATAGTTAAACTTATAATCAGTTCTTAACAAATGTAAAGTTTTTCTTGCTCTTGTTGCACCAGTGTACCAAACTTTACACTCATCACTTTTTTCTTGTTTATTTTTGTTACTGTAATCAGATGGATAATTACCTTTACTATAAAGCACTACATGATTTGCTTCACCACCTTTGACAGAATGAATTGTATCAATTGTAATTAATGGATCTAAGTTTAATTCTTTTTGACCATACCGTCTTAGCAATCTAATAAAATGTCTAACTTGTCTTGGCTTAAAGTTTCTTCTTAATATCCAAAACCAAGGTTTATTTTTTTGTGTATCTTCTAGTGTTAGACCACACCATTCTTTTAAAGTTTCAAAATCATACTCTCTTAAATCTGGTTCAGATCTCCAGAACTTATCTAATCTATATGCAGGGTCTTCTAGTTCTCTAATATATTTATACATATTACGAGCTGCCTTCTTATCAATCTTCTTATTCATACTAATAGTAGTCCAGGCCTTAATAGCCTCCCATTGTTTTTGATCAAAACATTTTGTGCCTTTATTATCTTTGTAATATAAACCTGCATCTTTAGCTAACATCCTAAGTTCATTTACAGTTTCATTAATACGACCTAAGATATACCAATCTTCTTTTAATGTCTCAAAAGGTATTTCTTTAAATGATAAATAACTTTTTACAGATCCTTTAGACTTACCGGGTTGATAATCTTTTTCTTCGCTATCTCTTATACCTCTTCTAATAACTTGAGAAAATCGATGGATAGCTTCACCAAATCTTTGAGTCTTTCTTAATTTAACTTTCCTACCTGGAAAAAATTTTGTAAAATATTTTGGATCTGCTCCATTCCATTTGTATATAGCTTGATCATCATCTCCTGCTAAATATATACGATCTACCTTAGGAGCCATCTTATATAACACCGACCATTGTAAAGGTGTACAATCTTGCGCTTCATCTAAAATTAAAACTTTTAGTGGTGGAAAGTCTACTTCTGTTATGGCTCTTTGAATCATATCATCAAAGTCTATGAAAGATCTTTCTCCTCCACCCGTCTTATAGTGTTCATAAGTATCTATCTTTCTTTTAAAAACTGTAAGTGAATCTCTTTTGTAGCTCTCCATTTTGTAAGCTTCTTCTGGATCTATCAATAAATTTCTAGCTTTACTGTATACCCCTAATGACCAATCTTTATACATGAAGTTATCATCGGCTAATCTTTTGTCTGAAGTTTTTATTACTTTAGTTTGTAATGCAAAATCAATTGTACAATCTTTAGGATCAAATACTTCTTCTGGAAAATATCTTCTACAATAAGTATGTAAAGTTTTAAACCTAGAGAAATCATCCACATTATAATTAGGAAAAGACTCCATGGCTCTTTTAACTGCCGTGTTTACTGCTTTGTTTGTAAATGATAAATAAGCTATATCATTTGGTTGAACACCTTTTCTTAAATAATTTTTAAGAATTTTTTCAATTAAAGTATAAGTCTTTCCCGTACCTGGTGGACCAAAGATCTTTACTGTTTTGTGGTAAAGGTCTTTAAGTATTTTAAGTTCTAAACTTTCCTGTGTGGAATTCGTCATCCATCTCCGATACAGTTTTCTTAGTTTCTTTTTTTTCTACAACTTTATAGTCTACAAACTTAGGCATTCTAACTGACCATACATTCTTCACACCTTCATGGTAATCATGCCTGTCACAACCAAGAAGATTCAATGCTTCACTAGCACTTTTAAATGTTTTATCATTACCTAAAAATTTTTCAAAAGTAATTTTTTTGAAATAACAAATGTTTGTTGTTGAGTCTAGTATAACATAATTATCTTGCAGTTTCTCAAAATCATCTTCTTCAATATGAGATTCAAAGAATTTTTTAAGAAAATTATATTTCTCTTCACCAAGTGTATCTTCAAATTTCATACTTGCTTTCTCAACTGCTTTTCTAACTAATGTTGCCATAAGCATTTCAAAAGGAGATGGTCCCGACTTTGGTCTAGGTAATGTCATCCAATAAATTCCATACCTAAGTAATTTAACTCTAAATGATTTTTCATCTTTCATATCTTCTGGACTTATAATTACTTTTTCCTCTTGAAATTTAAAAGTATATTCAATTGATTTAGTAGATCTAATAAATTCTACATCTTCAAACTCATCAATCATGTCTGGTACTTGCGAACCAATACCAAGTTTTCTTAACTTACATAAATCTTTATTACAAAGTGGTGCAATCGCATTTGTTTTAGGTGGACACTTATAAGCATAGTCTTTTTTAGATACAGATTTTGCAAGGGTCTCCACTTCTTTTGGATCAAGTGGTGTTGTAAATATTTCATAATTTCTTTTTTGTAAAATATTTTGCACTTCATTTGCACTTAAGCTGCCATCAGCTTTTTTCATTTCAAGTACACCAACATTAAATAATAACTCGTTTCTATGGTTACCTTCCCATTTTTCTGAAATCATTTTTTGAACGCAAGGGGGATAATGTTTCCAATCAGTCTCGGGTTCATATTCTTTAATCTTAATATTATTTAACTGTTCTAAAGTAACAGTTTTTTTATCTATCATTTCTAAAAAATTATTAATCATTACCGGTGTATTGCTATCGTTGTAAGCAAACTCAGTAGTCTGATCCATGTTGAAGTAAGGCATATTCAAACATTTGTTCATTGGAAATACTTCTTCTGAATAGAAAAAAGTTTTATTCCATTCATTTAAAATTTTAAGAACTTCTTTAACTGGAGACCAATCATTTAAAAATAAAAATAAATGAAGCCCACCAGATTTAGATCTTACTGCTATTAATGGTAATTCGTTATCTCTTATAATATCTACAATTTTTTTTTCAGAAAATGTAGTATAGTTTCGAGGATCAATATCAATGCATCCCCATTTACACACGTCACCGTTCTCGGGTTTAATACCGATTCGTGTTTCTCCTTTTAGATGTTTCTTCCATAACTCAAGGGTAACAGGTTCGTGGACCGTGAGTACTTTAACCTGCTTCTTGCCCCGTTCATCTACTTCCCCCGTAAGAGAAGTAGTGATGAACAGTTCAGAATTACCCTCAAATATTTTTAAGAGTTTTTGCTCCATGATAAATTAAAATGGAACTGATTCTTTANTTGATTGATTGTTACCTTGAGATTGATTCTCTTGAGAGAAATCTACTTTTCCAAAGATATCACTTGTCATTGCAGACTTATAAAAACTTTGAGTTGACTCTAAAGTTTTTAAATTTTTATCAGGTGTCATAAGACCCTTGAACTCTACAACCCATCCAGACCAAGTGTAATCACCTTTTGATTCCTTGGTAATGGCAAGTTTATATACTTGAGAAAAGCTTGGTGGATTATAAAATCCATTCTTGCCTTGTGCTCTTCTAGAACCAATCATAGAATTCCACATCTTAGATTTTTTCTTTTGTGTTGATTTCATTGTAATTAATGCTTGTTCAACAACATTGTAATCATCATCTAAGATACAAACAAAATGATTTCCGGTATCTTCAACATAGTTACCATTAGGCAATCTATCCTTACCATCCATATCTCTTTTTGTTTCATTCATGATAGCAGGATCTAAGTGAATCTTTACAGGTCTTCCTGTACTCTCACCTTTGTCTTTCCATTCATTAAATGTATTGATGTATAAGCATGGTGCGACCAAAAATCCTGTTCGGCCTTTCCATACTCTTCCAGATGTTTCACTCCAGATATCCCCAACATTTGCATTTTCATCAAACCTTGGATCTCTGTCATTTAACACTGGTGAACTACCATATAATATTTTTATTATAGGTAATTTGGTATCACGAGCTGTTACAAACTCGTTACCTTGTCCTGCCATACTTTCTAAATCTATAGAAGCTGGTAGGTTGTCTTTCTTAGTCGTCATTGCTTTTTCTTCAGTCTTTGATCTTTCAATCATCGTT